TGCCGCTCAACTAACAACGAACAACGAAAGGCACAATGAGCACCCCAATCCACCACGAGACGGTCCTCGAAGTCGGGGATCAATTGATCCCGGTCGCGCTCGGCGTCGAGGTCGAGTTCAACGACGCGAGCTTCACGCACGAGTTCGGCACCGAGCAGGTTGAAGAGGTCGACGTGTTCTTGGCCGACTGCGAGCCGAGCGACTACGCGACGCGGCAGGCGGCCCGGGCGTGGCTGCGTCTGAACGAGCGGCAGTTCGTCCGGCAGGCGGTCGAGCAGGCGGAGGATCTGGCGGTATGAGCACTTACTTCTGGAAGGTCTACGAGCGGCCCGGGCGCAGGGTGTGGTACGACCGGCGGCAGCGGCTATGGACGATGCTCAAGCTCGACGCCAACGGCGACCAGCAAGGCGACGCTGATTACACGTCGAACCGGGAGCTGGCTTTCCGATGGCTGGCCGGCGAAGACTTTCCGAGAACCAAACAAACGAAAGGCGAAACGGTATGACGAGATTCAAATGTTACGACTGCGGGTGTAGCTGGCTGGCCAACATCGTGCGCGGGCCGACTGTCGACCACGTCGGCTTTTGCATGGTCTGCGGTAAAGGCCACCTTCACGTCACTGCCGAGGTCGAACCGACAGAGGAGAGCCCGTGGCGCCGCTACCCGGAGGAGCTGCCTTCGTTTGACCTTCCGGTGCTGGTAAAGTGGGAGCGGAAAGAACACTCCGTCTCGGCCGGCTACGACGTCGCGCACTTGTCGCACCGACGAGGCGCGCCCGAGTGGTTCTACATGACGGACATCCTGATGGATGGAGTGACCCACTGGATGCCGATCCCGCAGCTGCCAAAGCCTCCCAAGAACGCCGAGGATCTGCTGCGCGAGATCCATCATGCGATCCTTGAGGGTCATGGTCCATACAACCAATTTCAGATCAAATTCGATCCGAAGTGGGAGAAGGAGGTCAATCGGCTGATCGGCTACGTCCGGAAGGCTTCGGTGCCGGTCGAGGAGCCGCCTGCCTTTGGCGAGAGGCTGTGCGCCTTCTGTGGCGGACGTTTTGTGTCTGACGGGGATAACTTGTGCCCTGAGTGCTCGGACAACACCAAAATCAAGTGAGCGACTGGAGGACGTTCTTCAGCTACGGCGACCGCGCCGGCTGCTCGGCCGACCAGCTCCGCTACTACGCGCGGGCCGGCATCATTCCGTTCCCGAAGCAGCTGGAGTTCTCGGCGGCCGCACGCGAGTGCGATAGGGAGGACGGCCCGAACGAGGTGGCGTACGCCGGGGCGCTGGGAGGCGGGAAGTCGCTGGCGGTCATCGCGCAGGTCGGCGTCGACGACTGCCAGAGGTTCCCCGGGCTGAAGGTGCTGCTGCTGCGCAAGGTCGGCCGGTCGAACATCGAGAACTTCCAAGACCTCCGCCTGAAGGCGTTCGGCGCGCTCCCGCACTCGTTCGCCAAGAGCGGGCACCTGACGTTCAAGAACGGGAGCCGGATCATCGCCGGCCACTACCAGAACGAGCGCGACATCGACACCTACCTCGGCCTCGAGTACGACGTGATCGTCATCGAGGAGGCGACGACCTTGAGCGTCCAGAAGTTCACCCACATCTGCACGCGCAACCGGACGAGCAAGCCCGGGTGGCGACCGCGGATCTACCTCACGGCAAACCCGGGCGGCGTCGGGCACTTCTGGTTCAAGACCCGGTTCGTCACGCCGCACCGGCGCCGGGCCGAGAAGTCGACGCGCTACGTCCACTCGCTGCCGAGCGACAACCCGTGGATCGACCCCGGCTACCTGACGCGCCTCAAGTCGCTGACCGGCTGGGAGCGCCGGGCGTGGCTCGACGGCGACTGGGACATCGCGGCCGGCCAGTTCTTCACGGCTTTCCGGCAGGAGATCCACGTCGACCCGATGGACACGTTTGACGAGCGGAAGGTCCGGGAGTGGAACGCGTCGCTCGACTGGGGAGTGAACCACCCGTGCTGCGTCCACCTCGGCGGCTACGACGGCGACGGCAACGCCTACATCCTCGACGAGCACTGCCTGCGGCAGGCGCACGTCAAGACGCACTCCAAGCTGATCAAGGAGATGCTGGCACGCCACACCGTCGGGACGCCCGGGCAACCCGCCTCGTGGTCGCCGGCCGGGCGCCGGCCGATGGAGCTGCGCGACCTGTCGAGCTTCGCCGCCGGGAGCGACATCTTCGCCGACGAGAGCGACGGCGTGAGCGTCGCCGCGCAGTTCCAAGACGAGGGAATCGTCCTTCAGGCGGCCAACATGGAGCGGATCAACGGGTGGGCGGAGATCACCAAGCGGCTCGGCGACTCCGAGGTCGAGCCGAAGATCCAGCCGCGGCTGTTCATCCACCGCCGTTGCGTCCGGCTGGTCGAGACGCTGCCGATGCTCCAGCACGACCCGGATCACCCGAACGACGTGCTCAAGTGGGACATCGACGATCAGGGCAACGGCGGCGACGACGCGCCGGACAGCATGCGCTACCTGCTGGCGACGAAGGCGCGCCGGCTGGTCGTCGGGAGGCTCCAAGGATGAACGTGAAGATCAACGGCCGGCTGGTCGACGTAGTGGATAAGGTCTGCGCCGTGCGAAGCTGCTTCGTCCTCGGGCAGGACAAGGGGGCGTTCGTCCAAGGGCGCGGCTACGTCAGATACAACGACAAGCCTGAGTGGGTCTGCTTCCGGAGGCACATCTATGGCTGCCCGTGCCCGCTAGTGTGCCCGGCGTGCAATGCGGCGCACGCCGAGCTCTCCGCGTCGTGCCGGACTTGCGGCGGGCCGCTAAAGCTCCTTGCTAAACCCTCCCCGGCCGGCGAATTATCCAGCAGTCACTCGAAACCAAAACCGAAAGAAACCAATGAAGATCCACCCACTGTGCGAGGCTTTCCCGGCGCTTGAAGGCGCCGAGCTCTCTGAACTCGCTGACGACATCAAGCGCAACGGCCAGCTCCAGCCGATCCTCACGCTCGACGGCCAGATCGTCGACGGCCGAAACCGCTTCAACGCCTGCCGCGAGGCGCGGGTCAAGCCGAAGTTCAAGCCCTACCGGGGCGACCCGCTTTCGCTGGTCAAGAGCCTGAACATCCACCGCCGGCACATGGACGAGTCGCAGCGGGCGATGGTGGCGGCCGAGCTGATCAAGTTCTCGGCGGGATCAATTGATCCCGTCTCGAAGGCCGACGCCGCGGCGCAGCTCAACACGTCGGAGCCGACGGTCAAGCGGGCGATGCGCGTGGTGAAGACCGGATCGAAGGCGCTCAAGCGCGAGGTCGTCAAGGGCAAGGTGCCGGTGTCGGTCGCGGCGAAGATCGCGCGGCTGCCGAAGGCGAAGCAGATGGCGGCGCTGAAGGAGCGGGATCAATTGATCCCGGCCTCCCGGTCTCCGCGCGGCGGTCTGGCGGCCGAGGCTCGGGCCGACGTACAAGCGCCGAAGGCCAAGACGGGCGCGCTAGCGGCGATGGACCGCTGGTGGAAAGAGAATTCGGCGCGGCTCAGCAGCTACCCGCCGGCGCTGCCGAAGGCGGTGTTCACCGAGATCCGGAAGGTCGTCGAGAACGCGCTGTGACGAAGTGGCCAAACAACAAGCCGACTGTCACATCTGTGGAGGCGATGGCAGCTCGGGGAATGGCGCTTGAGTTCTACGGCCGAAGCTGGCGGCACGGATTGCGCGAGGCGTGGTTCACCGACGTGTTCGGCCGGCACGAACTTCACTTGGTTCCGAACGAGAAAGCGGATAGATCGTGACGGCCGGCCAGATCCAGCGGCGTCTGATGCTCGACCGGTACCAGCGGTCGTTCATCCTCCCGAACTACACGCCGAGCGGATGGTTCGAGTGCGACGTGTTCGAGATCACGTCCGCCGGGTTCTTCCGCGAGTACGAGGTGAAGCTGACCCGCAGCGACTTCAGGGCCGACGCGGAGAAGGTAAAGGTCAACTGGCGCCGGTACAAAGATCCGACGGCGCAGGACCACCGCAAGCACGACATGCTCAAGGCCGGCGACGCCCGCGGCCCGGCGCAGTTCTGGTACGTCTGCCCGCCGGGCGTGCTGTCGCCCGAGATCGTCCCGGAGTGGGCCGGGCTGATCGTCGCCCGGCCGATAGACCGCCTCCACTACTTCAACTGCGCGGTCGAGGTGGCCAAGCCGGCGCCGCGCCTCCACCGCAGCAAGCTGGCGGCCGGCGTCGAGTCCCACGCTCGCGGCGTCTGCTACTGGCGGCTGATGAAAAAGCTGATGGAAAGGACATCATGACTTGGAAGGAACTGTGCGCCGAGCCGGGCCGTGTGAAGTTGATAGATCCCGGCGACAAGAGCGGAACCCGCGAGGTCTTCCGCTTCATCAACGAGGCGGACTTCGACCGGATCGTCGCCGAGGCGAAGCTCGAGTGCGCGCTTGCAAAGCCAGCGCCCGAGCCTACCTTGCCCGCATGAGCGCTTCGCTTCTGTTCTGGCTGCTGATGCTACTGTGGCTTGTCGCCTTCGTGTTTGGAAACTGGCCGTTCAAACAGGACTCGATCAAGACGTCGGCAGGAAACATCGTGATGTTCGTCCTCCTGCTGATCCTCGGCTGGCGGACGTTCGGCCCGCCCATCCACGGTTGAGCTTGCAAAGGTAGGACCGCCACCGTAGAAGTCGGCGCGTGGACCAACTGACGCACGACGACTACGAAGACATGGCGGAGCGGTGGGCGAGGGCGCGGACGGTCCTCGCAGGCGAGGACGCAGTCAAAGCCGCCGGAACGACCTACCTTCCGAAGCTGGAGGCGCAGGAGGACGGCGAGTACTCGGACTACAAGTCGCGCGCGCAGTTCTTCGGCGCGACCGGCCGGACGCTCGACGGGCTCAACGGGATGATCTTCCGCCGCGACCCGAAGGTGACGCTGGAGGACAAAGCCGAGTTCGAGCCGCTGGAGGACGACGTCGACATGCGCGGAAGCACGATCGGCGACTACGCCGACAACGCGTCGCGCGAGGTGCTGGCGGTCGGCCGCGCCGGGACGCTGGTCGACTTCAGCGACGAGGAGAAGCGCAGCTCGTTCGTGATGTACAAGGCGGAGGAGATCTGGAACTGGCGCGAGGAGCGGATCGGCGGCCGGATGACGCTGACGATGGTCGCGCTGCACGAGTGCGTGACGAGCGCCGGCGAGGTCCGGCCGCGGCGGAAGGGCTTGAAGAAGATCGACGGGATCGAGACCGACACGGTCGAGCAGCTGCGGATCCTCAAGCTCGCGCTGGTCGGGACGAGGCGAGTCTACCAAGTGGACCGCTACGTCTTGGTCGAGACCGACAAGGGGAAGGAAGAGTGGGTCTTCTCCGAGACGCTGGTTCCGACCCGGCGGGGCGAGCCGCTCGGGTTCATCCCGTTTGTGTTTCACAGCCCGAAGGCGAAGGACAGCGACTACGGCTGCTGCAAGCCTCCGCTGGAGGACATCATCACGATCAACATCCACCACTACCGCGTCAGCGCCGACTACAACCATGCGCTGCACTTCGTCGCCTGCCCGACAGCGTGGGTGGCGGGTTTCCCGGCCGAGACGAAGCTGCGGATCGGCAGCTCGGTCGCGTGGGTCAGCCCGAACGTGGACGCGAGCGCCGGCTACCTCGAGTTCAAGGGCCAAGGCTTGCAGTCGATCGTCACCGCGCTGGAGAAGGACGAGCGCTACATGGCGATCCTCGGCGCTCGGCTGCTGGAGGAGCAGAAGCGCGAGGCCGAGACGGCCGAGGCGATGCGGCTGCGTCAGGGCGGCGAGGGCAGCGTGCTGTCGAACGTCGCGAAGAACCTCAGCAGCACGCTGACCAAGGCGCTGAAGATCTGCGTCTGGTGGATAGGGTTCGAGGCGAGCCCGGCCGACGTCGAGGACGAGCGGTGCCGGATCGAGCTCAACACCGACTTCGTGTTGACTAAGATGACGAGCGAGGAGCTGACGGCGCTGGTCGCCGCGTGGCAGTCAGGGGCGATTAGCCGCGACACCATGTGGCACAACCTGCGGATGGGCGAGCTGCTGCCGGACAAGCGGTCGAACGAGGAGGAGGCGGACCTGATCGAGACGGACGCCGAGGTGCTGTTCAAGATGCGGCAGGACGAAGCCAAGGCAACGTCAGCAGGAGCAGGAGCCGCCGCGTGAGCTGGATACAGCCTCTGGTCGACATCGTCCGCGACTACGGGATCAAAGCCTGCGAGGCGAAGGCGCAACGGATCGCGGCCGGCCTCGTGGCCGAGCGCAAGCGGGTGGCCAACGTCGGCGGCGGGGCGTCTGTCAGGTGGCCCTTTGCCGTGGTGGCCGACGCGATGCGCGACCCCGAGATGGACTTCAACACCCGCCGGCTCTACTACGACGACGGGGTGTTCGACGTGGTGGTCTGCGAGCAGGTGATCGAGCACCTGCACAACACGACGTTCTTCCTGTCAGAGCTTCGCCGGATACTCCGCCCGGGCGGTCACCTGCTGCTGTCGACCGAGAACCTCGCGAGCTGGCCGAACGTCTTCGCCTTGCTGCTCCAGCGGGCGCCGTTCTCGACGCAGGCGGTTTGCGGCCGGTTCGTCGGCGGGTGGAAGGACGGCGAGGCGTGCTACGGGTTCGACCTCGCGGCGAGCCACCCGACGTTCTCCGGCGTCAAGGGCCACGTCCGGGTGATGACGACCGGGCAGCTCCGGGAGCTGCTCGAGCGCGCCGGGTTCGTCGTGTGGTCGAAGCACGGCTACGGCGGGAACCACTACGTCCTCTTTCACGCGTGCAAGCCGTCTGGATAGCCGTCGGGATCTCCGCGGTGGCCGTGGGAGTCCTGCTCGTGGCGTGGGGAAACAAGATCGAACATGAACAAAGCCGACCATTACGTGGCGCTCGCGCTGATCCGACAGATCGACCTCCAGCGGGTGGCGACGTGGGTGCTCAAGGAGGCGCTGGCCGACTTGGAGAGACTCCGGTCAGACATCGCGGCGGCGGCCCTGCGGGCTGACCCGGGCGGGCCGGAGAGCGCGTTCCAGCGGCGCCGCCGGCTGAGCGCGCTGCTGGCAGAGGCTCGGGGGCTCACGTCCGAGGTCATGGCGGAGATCCGTCGGCGGCTGCAAGAGCAGCTGACGGAGGTCATAGCGATCTCGGAGGAGGACGAGCGGCAGAACTTCGCGCTGATCTACGGTCTGACGCTGGCCGGGTCGGTCGCGGCCGACGGAAAGACGCTGCTGGTCGGCGGAGCGACGGTGGCCGAGCACTTGGAGCGGATCGAGGACGAGCTGGAGTTCCGGATCCGGTCGGTCCTGCGCGACAGCACGGCGGCCGGCAAGGAGGCGAGCGCGATCTACGACGAGATCAAAGGGACGCCGGCGCGGCCGAGCCCGGTCGACACGGCGGCGCGGTCGGTCGAGGCGGCGGTCCGGACAGGTGTCGACAGCGTGGCGAGCGAGGTGGCGTCCGAGCTTGAGCCGCGGGCCAGCGTGATCTCGCCGCACGGCTGGCAGCACGTCAGCGTCTTGGACAACCGGACGACCACGATCTGCCGGGGCCGCGCTTGGAAGCGCTGGGACGCCGAGCGGAAGCCGGTCGGGCACTCGCTGCCGTTCTCGCCGCCGCCGCTGCACCCGAACTGCCGGAGCCGGCTGGTGCTGATCTTCCTTGACGATCCGGAGCCGGCGAGGCAGACCCTTGCGAAATGGATCGACCAGTTCACCCCGGGCCAGCAAGAGGCGCTGTTCGGCAAGAAGAACCTCGCGCTCTGGCGCCGGGGGCTGCTGACCGACTCGCAGCTGCTCCGGCAGCACAACCGGCCGCTCGCTCCGGCGGATCTGCGCAAGCGGACCGAGGCGAAGAAAGATCCGCAAGCTAAGTTCCCGTTCTTATGACCAGAAACATCAAGAATGCCTCACGGCGCTGCAAGATCGTCTACCTCGCGCCGGCGACCATCGTCTGGATGCTCGGGGTGAAGTTCGACCACAGCGCTCCGCAGTTCGCGCGGTTCTTCTCGCTCGACCTCCCGGAAGGGACAAAGGTCGAGACAGTTTTCTTCGACCCTTGTAGCCAGTCCTTCGGCTTGGTCTGTAGCAACGACGCGTTCGAGCCGGTCGAAGACGGCGAGATGTTCCCGCGGCTGGTCTGCGAGCAGGTGCTCGACGTCAACATGGAGGAGATCGCCGCGGGCTGGCTCAAGGCCAGAGGGCTGGTCGCAGTCCCGGAAAAAGACTGCGCAGGGGCCGCATGACAGCGACCAATTTCCCAGAGTCCAACTGCCGGCACGGCCCGCCGCCGTCGCTGGAGGAGAGCCAGTGCCGGACGATCGACTCCTATCACGGGACGGTCGTCGGCGGCAGCTGCGACGGGCTGCCGGTGTTCGTCACGGCTTGGCGGCCGTCGCGGGAGGAGCTTGAGGCGCTGATGGCCGGGCACCCGGTGTTCCTGAGCTTCGTCTCCAACGCTCTCCCGCCCCACTTCCTCTCCGTCGACTTCCACGCGGCGACACACCCGGCATGAGCGAGATCCGAAAGTACTTGGACGACCAAAAGCAGGCGAACTGGGCGAAGGTCATCGCCAACGAGTCGCACCTGCTGCCGTTCATAACGGTCCAGCAGCGGACCATGCGGGCGGCCAAGCTGATCCCGACCTTCGAACTCTACAGCCAGACCGAGGTGTTCTGGCGGATGCGCAAGGCCGGCGTCGACGGCGCGCTGCTGCGCAAGTTCAGGGCGTGGTGGGAGCTGCTGTTCGAGGTCCAGCGCTACCCGGACGACGAGGCGACGATCAAGCTCGCGCTCGCCTACGTCGTGCAGGAGCATCTCCAGCAGGGCTACGGCAAGAACATGCCGGTCGACCCGGCGCAGTTCGGCATCGTCGGGCTCGACCATGTCGCCAAGGTCCAGATCGCGGTGAAGAGCAGGATCAAAGATTTGTGCCCGCGCGAGGTTGCCGCGGGCGCGTCGGCTGAGTCGCTGCTGCGGCTCAAGCTTGAGAAGCAGCCAAAAGGTTAAGACCGGACCCGAAGGTCCACGAAAGGTCACATGCTAAAGTACTGGTACGAAAAAGAGTCAGACGTCCCGGCCGACAAGAAGGATCTCTACGAGGAGAAGGAGCTTTCGACGAAGCCGGGCGAGGCGGCGGCCAAGCGCTGGGTGCTCAAAGTCGAAGGCGTGATCCTGAAGGAGATCCACGCGGAGTTCCGCGAGAACAACCGCCTGCTGAAGTCCGAGAACGATTCGCTCAAGGAGAAGCTGACTGGCATCGACGACCCGGAGCGGGCGCGCGCGCTGCTCAAGGTGGCGAAGGACGTCGAGCTGGACGACGCCGAGAAGTACCTCAAGAAGGGCGGGGTCGACGCCATGATCCAAGAGCGCGTCAAGGCGACCAAGGAGGACATGGACAAGAAGCTGACCGACGAGAAGACCGCCCGGGCGAAGGCCGAGCAGGCGCTCGACCGCGAGGTCATAAACAACACGTTCCTCGGCGCGTGCAGCAAGCTCAGCCTCCAGCCCGGGGCCGAGACGATGATCCTGCGGCAGGTCGAGGGGCAGTGGGTGCGGAAGGACGGGAAAATTGTTTTGCTTGACGCCAACGGCACCCCGAGGTCTAACAAAGACGGTTCGGGTGATCTTGGTCCCACCGAGTGGCTCCAAGAGACGCTGCTGAAGCAGCACCCTTACTTGGTGAAAGAATCTTCCGGCGCCGGCGCGTCAGGAGGCGGTTCCAGCGGGACCGGAGGTCAGAGCAACACGAACCCCTTCAAAAAGGAGACGTGGAACCTGACCGAGCAGATGAAGCTTGTGAAGTCAGATCCCGCGAAGGCCGCGCGCCTACAACAGGCGGCGAAGACCGGCGGGTAACCGCAGCGACGGACTTCCGCCGCTGCATAAACCGAAAGATTCTTTTATGGCAAAGGTGCAGGTGGCGGATGTCCTCGTCCCAACTCTCTTCGAAGACTACGTGATCGAGCGGTCGACGGTGCTGACCGACTTCGGCGCGTCTGACATCGTCGAGCGGTCCCCGCAGTTCGACGCGATCATCAGCGACGGCGGATCCGTCGTGAACATGCCGGCGTGGCAGGGCAGCGCGCTGTCGGGCCAGACGCGCCAGATCATCAGCGACACCAACGCCGGGGTGCCGAACAAGATCACGACCGCGACCGACAAGGCGCGGATCTCCAACGACTTCAACTGCTGGTCGGTCACGCTCCTCGCGACCTTGCTCGCCGGCGACGACGCGATGATGGCCATCGGCGAGATGGTCAGCCAGTACTGGGCGGAGATCGACCAGTCGATCATCATCAACTCGGTCAAGGGCATGCTGGGCGCCGCGAGCTTCGCGACGAACGTGCTGAGCATCCTGACCGAAGACGGAAACAACGCCGCGGCGGCGAATAAGCTGACCGGCACGACCTTCATCGACGCCTTGCAGAAGCTCGGCGATGCGGCGGCCCGGCTGACGGCCATCGCGATCCACTCGGCGACGCAGGCGGCGCTGAAGAAGCTGGACCTGATCGACTATATCCCCGACAGCGAGGGCAAGGCCAACATCGAGGTCTTCCAAGGGCGCCGGGTGATCACCGTCGACTCGATGCCGAGCCGCGCGGGCACGACCTCCGGCACGGTCTACACGTCAGTCTTGTTCGGCCCGGCGGCGTTCGGGTTCGGCAACCAGAACCTCAGCGGCGACCCGCTGGTCGGCGGGTTCGGCAGCCGGGGCGTCGAGGTCGCGCGGGTTCCGCTCAACCACGACGACATCCTGATCAACCGCCGGCGCTGGATTAAGCACCCGCGCGGAATGGCGTGGCAGGACGTGACGATCGCCGAGAACGGCGGGCCCGACGACACCGAGCTGCAAGAGCAGGCGCAGTGGATCAGGGTCTGGCAGTCGAAGAACGTCCGGATCGTCGGCATCGTCCACAACAACTAAGCCTCGGCCGCGCGCGTTGCGTGGCAAGGTTCAAACCTCAAACGAAAGGCTAGAACAATGAGAACTTTGCAAGGGCTCCGGGCCGACTTCGGCCGACCCTCGGTGAACGTCCTGCGGCTGGCTTCGAACGTGGCGGACACCGAGACGATTGTCGTCGGGCCGGAGACGTTCGAGATCGAGCAGGCGGCGACGGCCATCGGCGGCGGCGCCGTGGCGGCCGGCGGCGACTTGAACAACACGACCAGCCCGGTGCAGGTGACGATCACCGCGCACGGGCTGATCGTCGGGCAGCTCCTCTCCTGCCAGAGCGAGATCATGCGGGTGCAGTACGTGGTGGACGCCAACGAGGTGATTGTCTCGCGCGGCGAGTTCGGGACGACCGCGGCGACCCACGCGGACGGCCAGACCATCCTCAAGGGCAACGGCTACACCGCCGGGCGCATCCCGATTGGGCTGATCTCGACGCTGACGCCGACGGCGGCCGCTCCGGCCATCGTGGCGGCGATCAACAACTACTCGCAGCAGCGGCTGTCCGCGGTTTCAATCTCGGTCAACGAGATCCTCGTCAGCTGCTTGTCCGGCGCGGCTCCGCTGGCGAGCGAGACGCTGGCCGGGGCGAACAACGGCTGGACGGCCGCGCAGTTCTACGGCGGGGCTGGCTCCGACCGGCTGCTACGGCAAGAGGTCGTGCAGCGGGCGGCCGTCGCGCAGGACGTGACGCTCGACGCGATGCACTTCTACTTCGACTTCACGCCGACGGCGGTCCTCGTCCAGATCCGGACGGCCGCCGGCGCGCTCAAGACGTGGGACGGCGCAGTCACGATCAGCGGCCGGCGGGTGACCGTCGGCAACGGCGGCGCCTCCGACTGGGCGGCGACCGACACGGTGACGGTGATTGCGTCCGAGTAGAGGCGGTGGTAGAACGCCGCCCTATGACTGGACTGTATCCGATTATCAAACGCCGACGCGTTCCGCTCGCCGAAATCGAGCGGAGCGTGCTCGGAGAAACGAAGCCTCAAACTGCCGTGACACCTGACCAGCAGGTTGCGGCAATCCTCGATGGCGAAACGAAAACCGAAAAAGCGGAGACGCAAGGGCTACTGACCGAGTCTGTAGAACAGGTGCAGGCACCTGAACAGCCGGAGGAGCCAGCGCTTCCACCGACGCCGGCACCGCCGAAGCAGGGGCCGAAGCGGCAGATCGGCCACACGCTCAATGCCAATACGCCAGTTCCCAAGCCCGGTCCGGTTCGGTAAACCCGCTCCCCACTTCATCAGCCACGGCCGCGGCGGCGTCGCCGGCGGCGCCGGCGGTGGCAACTTCAACGGCAGCGGCTCGCCCGAGGGAGTGGTCGCGGCCGACGTCGACTCGGTCTACGTCCAGACCGACCGGAGCGCCATCTGGTACAAGGTGACCGGGGCGGGCAACACCGGCTGGGAGCGGCAGGCGAAGAGCACGACCGGAGTGGTCGACCCGAACGGCAGCGTCTTCGGCAGCCCGGGCGACCAGTACTTGGACACCGCGACCGGCACCAGATACACCAAGGGATCGGGAAACGACACGAACACAGGATGGGTATGACCAAGACAAAAAGACTTTGGGCGGCAGCGGCGGCCGGCGCCGCTCTTTTGCTTGTTGTTGGCGCGACTGTTCCGGGGCTCGGGCCGGAAACAGAATGGGCGAAGTTGTTCAAGCGAACGTCAGACAGCCCGTGGCACGCGCGGACCAACATCTTCCGCGACCTGCTGGTCGGATCTTCGTCTGGCCAGCTGCTCGCCGTCTCGAACGTCGCGGACGGCACGTTGCAGATCGTCCCGGCCGGCAGCGGGACCGGCAGCGGCGAGACCAACAAGCTGGTCGACGCCGCCAACCTCGGGACGAGTCTGGTCGGTCCTCCGCTCGGGCCGACGAACTCGGTCAAGACCATCCAGACGACCGAGCTGACATTCACGGATCTCGGGGGGACGAGCCTCGTCGCATCGATCTCGGTCAACGCCATCACGCAGTCGAAGATCTCGGACGGCGCGGTGTCGGACGCGAAGATCAACTCGAGCGGGATCACCACCCGGAGCAAGCTCCCGTCGGCGCTGGCCTACGACGACGAGGCCAACACGTTCTCGGCCGTCCAGCGGTTCCTCCAGCCGACGCACTTCTCCAACCAAGTCAACGCCGTCTCTCCACCCGGCGGTGACATTGTGCCGTTTATCGTTTGGGGGGCGATCAACCAAGACGCAGACATATTTCAAGTTTTGGACGGAGCTGGGAACGAGTGGGCGTCGTTCGGGTTCGACGGAAAGTTCTTCCTGAAGTCTGGAGTCGACGACACTTCGACCAACTTGATCGCCGCGCTCTCAGTCGACGCCGCTCCGACCGGCAGCGACCTCGTGATGGCGCTCGACTTGGAGGGCGGGCCGCTGGTCAAGAAGGTCGCGCTGTCGAGCCTTCCGGTCAGCAGCCCGACAGTCACGGCGCTCGGAGCGAAGCAGGACTTGGACCCCGAGCTGACGGCGCTGGCCGGTCTGGCCGGCAACGGGCTGCTGGCGAAGACCGGCGCAGGCACGCTGTCGACCCGGACGATCATCCCGGACGCCAACGCGAACGTCGTGGTCGTCAACGGCGACGGCGTGGCCGGCAGCCCGCAGATCGCGGCCAAGACCAACACGTCGGCGCAAGCCGGGATCGTGCCGGCGCCCGGGGGCGGCGCGCTCAAGACGTGGTCGACCGACGGCAGCGGAGTGCCGGACTGGCGCGACTTCCCGGCCGGCTCGGGCGAGGCGAACCTCGGGGCGAACGTCGGCGGCGGGCCGGTCAACACCTTCGTCAGCAAGGTCGGGCTGACGCTCAACTTCGCGACCTTCGAGGCGGAGGACGCGACGATGCGGGTGAACACCAACTCGACCGGCAAGGTGTTGCTCAGCCCGACCAACATCACGTCGGGCAAGATCGCCGACTCGGCGGTCACGACGGCCAAGATCGCGGACAACGCGGTCAACGGGGCGAAGATTCAGATCGGGAGCGACGCGCAGGGCGACACCTTGTTCTACAACGGGACGGACTACACGCGGTTGGCTCCCGGGACGGCCGGGCAGGTGTTGCGGACTGGTGGCGCCGGGGCGAACCCGAGCTGGACGAGCGGGAGCAACTTCAACACCGCGTCGGCCATGTCGTTGTTGATCTCGAATGCGGTGACCAGAGGCTACACCAACAGCGGCGACAGCTCGAACATCGTGGCCGACATGGTTGGCCCGTCAGTCCACGAGACGAGCCCGACCAACTCGACGACCATCACGTTCACCAACGTACCGGCGAGCCCGGCATACTATCAGCCGTACGTGCTGTACGTGGCGATGACCGGCCTGCTTCATCAGGTGACGATCCAGAGCGCGAGCCCGGTGCCGATCCTGTGGCAGAA